GGTCGGCGCCGGGCACCCGCAGCTCTACCCGGGCCCCGTGCACGTGGCCTCGTGGACGTACCCGGCGGCCGCCGGGGACAGGGCGTGATCGGCGCAGCCTCCGACCGCCTCGGTGGCGGCCTTGTCCGAGGTGCGGCGGCGCCACTGCACCACAGCCTCGGCCCCGCACACGGTGCAGCGCATCATGCGTGAATCCATTCGACGTACATCATGGACAGGGACTCGAACGTCACCGCCGTGGACAGCGCGCCGCCGGAATTCTGGCCGCCAGCAAGCTCGACATAATCGCCTACATTCAGGTAGACGATGTGGTCGGTCTGCGGAATACCCGCCAAGCTGCCCGCACCCACCAGCGTTGCCGCGCCCGGAATATAGTTCGCGTTGATATGGACACGGGCCCCGCGGGATCCGGTCGCATTCGCCACGAAAGCCGCCCGGCCGCCGATCCGGTACCAGCCCGCGAACTGGCAGGTGTATCTCGTAGTGTTGACGCTGGTGGAGTGGCCGCCGTAGGTGTCGATGTCCTCGGTGTCGAACGTGATGAGCCCCCACGTCGCGTTGGGCACCGATTGCGACACCGTCTGTTTCAGGACGGCTATCGGCGGCTTCTCCAAAAGGGTCAGGAATTCGGCCGTAATGACGCCTCCGGCTGCTGTCACAGAATTCCCTCCTACAGGGCGGCGATGGCGGGCTGGGCAAGGCTGACTGCGGTACCTGCGGCGTGCGCTTTCGTTACCGCATTGGTGCTCCGGCTTACCGTGACACGCTGCGGGGATTCGACAACGAGATTGTCGAAGCGGAACTCAACGCCGACATTCGAGTTGCCCGTGGCGCCTTGGGCACTGAGACCGACTTCGCCGGACGCGTGCGTGCTGGAGACGTCGGTGCGGTCGATGTGCCAGAGGATCGGCTCCGTAGTCCCGGCCGGCCACACCCGCATGAGGACCCGGTATCCGATGATCCGGACACGCACATCGAAGACGTCGCCGGGGCTGTAGGTGAGGCCGGTGCTGGCGCTTGTGCCGATGAGCGTGGTCCCCACGGTCACCATGACGTTGACTGCGCCGCCAGTCGTGAATTCCACCCGGGCCCGGTACTGGGTCGAGGCAGCCGTCCAGCGCAGCAGAATGCTGCTCAGAAGGGAGCCGCCTGTGGCGGTGGCGGACACGGCCATCTGACAGCGGACCTCCGCGTCGGTGGGAGTCTCCGACACGGTCTGCTGCCGGTGCGCGGTCTGCGAGGCAGAGACGGTCACCACACCCCGGTTGGAAGCGACCGACCGTTCGCTGTTCGTGCCGCCGGTCAGCGTGTACGTGTGCCCGTCCGAGGCGGTGCCCCAGCCGCCGGCCGCGACGGTCCGGTTGAAGTTGTCCTCAGCCAGGGATGTGGCCGCCGACGCGGTGACGCTCTCGCCTCCCAGGTCCAGGACCATCGGGTAGTCGGCCGGGTCCTGCGTCCACAGCGGCAGGGTCCGCGGCACCTCGGTCTGCGTGCTGTACACGACCAGCGTCGTCGCCGAATCCGTGGCGGCGGCACCTAGCACCGCCCCAGAGGTTTCCTGGCGGCCGCGCGCAGCGTCATCGGCCACGGCCACCGTCCACGGACCTGCGGGCGAGCAAGACAGTGTGATCGTCCACTCGAAGGTTTTCATCTCCTCCTCGGCGCCCTCGACCATCAGGTCGATGGGGCCGGGAGGTAGCCAAACTGGGGTGTCTGTGATCCGGATGACGTCGCCCGGCCGGAGCCCGGACACCGTGGGGATCAGCTCCGGGTACTTGTGCAGCAGGATCCGCACGCGCGGGTAGCGGGACTCATCCCAGGTCCCACGGTGCAGGAGCCAGTCAGCGAGAGGTTGCACCTGGGCGTCCGCGTAGACGTTGAGGGTGCGGCTGTCGTCGTAGATGCCCACACCGGCTGGGGGTGGCTGTACCGACAGGGCGCCAGTCTCCAGCACCGCCCGGCCCGAGGAGCCGCCCACGCGGCTCACCGTGCGGTCGTTGCGGAGCAGCCGGTCATCGTCTGTGGGCTCGAGCGGCGGTGCCAACTGTCCGTAGGGGATCGTGGCTCTGGGGTTCTGGCTGTAGAGGGTGTCGCGTGTCCGGTAGAGGAGCCCGGGCCGCTGCGGGTCCTCGGAGAGGATCCCGTCGTCTGCCTCCTCGATCTCGCCGAGCAGGTCGAGAAGGGTGCTGGGGCGCTGCGGCCCCAGACGGGTGGGGGTGCCGTTGTTGGAGGCGATCCTGAGCGGCAGGCTTTCCTCCGTGCTGAGGCGCAGCAGTCGGGCGGTGGCGCTTTCGCCCCGGTAGCCGTTGTCCGAGGCACCCCAGACGCTCACATCGGATGACGGGTAGACGCCGAGGTGCCCGACCCGCATCCCGGACAGGAGCGGCCCGAAACCCGTGTCGATGTCCGTGACGATGCCGGGCGCTGCGCCGGACTCGGTCCAGTTCCATTGGACGCCGGCGCCTTCGACGTCGACGAAACCGAGGTGGTAGTCGACGTCCAAACCGGCGGCCTGCGCGGTGAGGTCGAAGCGGAACCATCGGCCGGGCCCGAAGACCGAGCTGTTACTGAAAGATTGCGAGGTGAGCAGGGTTCCGCTGCCGTCGTACACGTCGCAGATGACGGCCGAGGAGGAGAAACTCATGACTATGCCGCTGCCGGTGCCAGTCGTTTGAATCGACAGCCACCCGGATTTCGACGCGGGCATGCTGTCGATCGAGTACAGCATCGCCACTAGGTAGCCGGAAGTCGCGCTGAAATAGGGCGGGATCGCCGCGTGCATGGTGGCAGCCGCACCGATTGACGGTAGAGCTGCGGACCCGGGGCAAGAGTCATCCGCCGCGAAAGAGAAGTCGGCCACGCGAAGCGGCGGGCAGCCCGGCACCGGTGAGTAAGCCTGCGTGGCCTCAGAGCCGTCCTCAAGAGGCCAGTACGCCACCGGCCCCCGGGACGGCAGCCGCCGCCGCAGCGTCGAGGACAAGGCCTTCGCACCCTGGCCCAGCCTGCGTAGGATCCCCGCCGCCTGCACCGGGACCGTCACATCGTGGCCACTGGCACCCCAACGCGGGGACCACTCCGAGGCCTCCAGTACACGGTTGCGCCTGCTGGTGATCTCCGCGTTCGCGACGGTCCATGTGCGGCCGACCGCGTCGGTGAAGCCAGATGCGCCCTCCGCCTGCACAGAGAAGTCCGGGGCGGCGACCGCCGATCCGCCGATGCCGGAGCGCACTTCGATGGCGTGGATCTCGCGGGAGATGTTCGCGAAGCCGAGGATCGCGATGTCGCCGACCTCCAGCACGGCCGTAGAGCTGAAGATGCTCGTCGTTCCGGCCGTGGTGACGGTCGCGTCCCCGAGCTGGGTCCACGATCCGCTCATGGTGGGAGCGGTGTAGAAGGTGACCGTGAACCCGCCCGAGCCGTTGTCGACGTCGAGGGTGGCGCGGACAGCGCCCCGCTCGCCCGGCGCCCAGGGCACCGGAACGGACGAGGTGTAGATATTGAGCGCACTGCCGTTGGCCGACCAGCGGAACTGAATCAGCAGCCACGACCTCTGATTCCCGGTCGTGTCGTACTTGCCCGCGATCTCCCAGTTGGACGTCGAGGTGACGCCTCCCCACGCCCCCGGGGTGACGTCCGCGCGGACGTCGATGTCGCCGGTGATGTCCAGCGCGGCGGTGTCCGGGGTGGTGGCCCCGCCCGCCACACCGTTGGTGAGGACCAGGGCCCGGCTGGCCCCACCGTGCGAGAGGCGGACGGGGGTGTTGCGGTTCAGCAGCCCGTGATTCGGGCTGTTGGGGTTCCGGCCGGAGTAGAGCCCCGTGGGGTTCCGCAGGGTGAAAGAGGCGGCGGAGGGGTCCCGTACCGACCCCTCCGCGCGACGGCCCCAGCTGTACCGGATGGTCCGGTCGTGGAGGACGTCGTCGGTGACGTCCACCCAGTCGCCGCCGATCTGGAGCTCCACGCGGGCATCAGGCACTGCCATAGGGGCCTCCTCAGCCGAAAGCGGTTTGCACAGAGCCGCGTCCGTCGACCTGGACGATGCGGCGGATGAAGGACTTCACCTCGTCGGGCCCGGTGACCTCGACGATCAGACGGCCCGGGCCGGTACTGGCGGTCATGCCGCCGGCCCCGGCGAGAGCCATCCCCGGCAGTGCGCCGGTGAGCCCGCCGAGCTGCTGCTGAAGGGAGGGGGTTTCGTCTTGGATGCCTCGCTGGAAGCCCTGCATGAGCAGGCGGCCAGCGGGGCGGAGGATCTTTGCGTCGACGGCTGCTGGGCCTTTCCAGTCCGGCAGCATCCCCGTCAGCGTGGACAGCGTGGACCGGACCCGGCCGAAGGCCGACCGGATGCCGTCGATGAAGCCGGAGATCAGCCGCGAGCCCGCATTCCAGAGCAGACCGCCGAGGTCACCGAGCGCATCCCGGGCGCGGCCGCCGAGCCCGCGGATCCAGGCGATGGCCTCGTCCAACTTCTGTCGGGCGCTGGAGACCAGCCGGCCGCCGGCTTCCTGCATGCGGGACCACAGAGCGGAGCCGAGCCCGCCGAGCGCCTCGAAGGCACGCGCCGGCAGGTCCCGGAACGTGCGGATCCAGGTGTCGATGATCCCGGACACCATGCGCTTCGCTGCTTCCCAGGCGCCCCGGAAGTCGCCGGAGAGCAGCGCGGAAATCATCTGGAAGGCCGGGACCACCACGGTGCGGATGACGGTGCCCAACTCGTTGGCGAAGATCCCAGCGAGGCGGCTGACGAACCCGATGACCATGGTCAGGGCCGGAGTCAGCTGTGAAAGGACCTGCGCGACAAGCACGATGAGCTGCGCGATCACCGGGGCCAGGGCAACCAGCAGCTCCGCGAACATGGCGGCGACCTGGGCGATGATCGGTGCGAACGCGGCGGCCTGCGCCGACAGGATCGGGAAGACCGCCTCCACCAGGACCATCAGCGCGTCCACGATGGGCTGAATCACCGGGATGAGCGCAGCGAGGATCGGCGACAGGGCGGACATGAGGATCTGCGCGAACTGGGCGACCATCGGCGCTAGAGCCTTGAAGATGCCCGCGATCAGAGTCAGCAGCGGGGTAAGCGCGGGCAGGAGCTGCCCGATCAGTGAGCCGATGACCGGCAGGAGCGGGGAGATCGCGTCCAAAAGCGCGCCTACCGCGACGGCCGCGGCCTCCAGGACGGGCCCGAGGGCCTTGATGATCGGCTCCAGGGCCTTGCCCAGCATGCCGATGAGCCGCTGGATTGGAGGCCCCAACGCCGTGAAGACCGGCGCGATGGCCTGGAGCGCCATCACCAGGAGCGGGCCAACGGTGCTGGCCAGGGTGGCCATGGTCGTGAAAATGGCCCGCAGTCCCTCCTGCACTGCGGGAGAGGCAAATGCCGTCGCCAGGGAGCGGGTGATCTGCTGGAGCACCCCGATCATGCCGCCACCGGATGCCTGCGCGGCGGAGAAGATCGAGCCGATGATCCGGAAGACGTTCCCGGCGACCTCGCCGAGCTGCTTGATCACGACGATGGCCTGATCGATCGCACGCTCCATCGCGCCCGACTCGAAAGCCTTCGTGATCTTCTGCGAGATGCTGGCCGCGCCCACCTGGGTAAGCGCCGTGACGAACTGGCCAGGCACCTGGGTCAGGTTGGCCAGGCCCTCGTTGGCGCCGCTGAGCGCGCGGCCGAGCGTGCCGTTCTTGCTCAACTCGATGGCGGACTCGCCCACGCCCTTCGCCATGAAGTTGAGCGAGGTGCCAGCCTCGTTCAGCTGCTGCTTGAGGATGGGCAGCGTGCTCTTGCCCATGTCGCGCAGAACCACGTCCAGGCCGTTGAACATGCGCTGCTGCACGCCCTGCTGAAGGTCCTTGAACGCAGGCTGGAGGGTGCGGACCTCACGCGCGAAGGCCTGCGCGGACGGCGCCAGCTTCTTCAGCGCTTCCTCGAACGCTGCCGGATCACTGGGGTCCATCGCGGCCTTGACCGCATCCCCAACGCCGACCATGCCGAGCTTGAACGCCTTCGTGGCCAGCTGCAACGCGAGGAAGGCGGTCACCGCGACACCGGCCGCCGGCGCCATCTGAGCCACAAGCCCCACGAGTCCGCCAGCCACCGGCACGGCCGCGCCGATCGCGGCTGCGACCTTCCCGAAGGACAGGGCGATCCCGCCGATTCGGCCGCCGAGGGCGCCGAGCTGCTCGCCGTGCAGGTTCATGCCGCTCAGCCCGGCCGCCACGCGGCTGAACCGGGAGGCGAGGGAGTCGCCCATCCGGTCGGCGGCCTCACGCACCGCCCGAAGGCGGCCGGCCATCGTCCGCGACTCCTGGTCGACCACCGACGAGTAGACGACCGTCTGAGTGGCGAGCTCCCCGAACTCCTGCTCCACCCCGGTCAGGGACCGGGCCATGACTGCGGAAGAGGTGACGAACCTGCCCCTCAGGTCCCGCAGTCGGCCTTGGGTATCGAGGGCGAAGCCCTCCATGCGGAGCTGGGATCGGGCGAGGCCCCGCTCGAACTCGCTGTTGTCGGAGCGGACGAACGCGACGAGTTCACCGATGGTCGTGGCCGTCACGGCGCCCCCCTTGAGTGGTCAGCCGCCGCGGAGGGCGGCGCGGATCAGGTCGGGGTCGTCGATGACGGCGAGCTCATCGCCTGCCACGCGCCGGAACATGGACTCGGCGGACAGGCCGGAGAGGAGGTGCCAGAACTCGCGCTCGCCTAGGTGCGGGATCTGGCGCGCGGGGATGCGGTACTCGCGGCGGAAGTCCGCTTCGACCGCCCACCAGTGCTGCTGGACTGCGACCTCCGTGCGGCTCGGTTCCCGACCACCGCGGTCACCGCTTTTCCCGGGTCCTCGCTGGTCACGACCCGGTAAGCGTCCGCAAAGGTGACGTCCTGGCCGCCGCCCTGCATGTAGCCCCACATGAGGGCGGTGAGCAGGCCGATGGCGCCCATGCCGTTTTCGACCCACTGGTCGAAGACCCCCGCGCCGTAGAGGAGGGTGACGGCGTCGCCGAAGTCGGCGACATCGGACTCGGGGCTGAGGGCCCCGAACGCCGCGGTGAAGTTGAGGGGGATGTCCGCTGGGACGGGCACGGTGACGCCCTCGATGACCTCGGTGCGGGTGGCGAAGGTGTCGGCCTTGAACGCTTCCCAGGACTGCGCCTTCCCGGCGCTGCGCGCCGCGGTCACGGCTTGGCCGTGGTGGTGGTCGGGCCGGAGCGGGTGATCGTGCAAGCCCAGGTGACCTTGTCGTTGTTGCCGCCGCCCTGCTCGCCCAACTGGACGTGTGCGTCGGCCCACACCTCCCAGGTGCTGTCACCGGGAGCAGCGAACCGGAAGCCGGTCAGGGAGTCGTTGCCGAGCCGGGCGGCCTGCGCCTCTGCCAGCGCCATCGCCGGATCCAGAGCGCCCGTGGAGGGGTCCTTCAGGCGCAGGCCCTCCAGCGTGATGGCCTTGCCCTCCTGCATGTTCTGTGACTCGGCGCGGCCGTTGCTGCCGAAAGTCGTGGTTTCGGTGGTCTCGTATTCGTGGCTGAGGGAGAAGCTGTTGATGCCGCCCTCGCCGGAACCGGCCGAGGCCGTCCTGAAGGCGACCCACGTGCCAGGGTTGAGGAAGTCTTCGAGTTCGAAGAAGCAGTCGCGGGCGTTGTACTTTTGGGCCGCCATGGGGGTCCTCCGGGCATGACGAGGAGCCCGCCGGCGGTGGCCGTGCGGGCTGAAGGGTGGGGTAGGTCAGGTGCGGTGCGCCGTCACGGAGCGGTGTTCCATGCGGTAGTTGCAGGTGTGCTCGTGCCTGCGGTTGCCGTCGGCCCCCAGCGAGGCGGGCGCGCTTTGGAGGCTGACCGAGAGGATCAGCTCGATGCCGCCGGGGAGGGTGACGGGGCCGAGGCCGTGCAGGGCGCTGCGGATCCGCTTGTTGAGCGCGCGGGAGACCCGGGGGTCGGTGGTGCCGCGGGTGCGGACCTGCATGCGGGGCTCGTCGTAGCCGAGCAGGGAGTCCGGTTCGGTGCCGTCGTCGTAGATGGTGAGGACGACGACTGTGTCCGGGGTGGACGGCATCGACTCGAGGAAGCAGTTCCCGGCCGCACCGGTGGGGTCGTAGACGACGATGCCGCGCTCGTGGAGGTAGCGGGCGATCCCTTCGAGGAGGTCCGGCTCATCGTCCACGCAGCCACCTTCCGAGAGGTACGGCCATGAGCCGGAGCATCACGTCCCGCTCGCTGTTCATGGGCTTTTCCAGGTACTTCGCTGAGCGGCCGGGGGCATGCTTGTAGTCGAGGTTCTCGTGCTGGATCCGTGCGTAGACGGTGTCGTAGGTGACGAAACCGTTTAGCCCGGCACGGACGACGCGGCCGGACCGTTGGAGGGTGCTCTCGTCCAGCGGGACGATCTCGTTCGCCTTGTTGAGGAGGTGCTCCAGCGCCTTCTGGAGGCCTTCCTCCGCTGCTCGCTGGCCCCGCCCCCGGCTGAAGCGGCTGCCCTCCCAGTTCATGCGGACGAACTGGCTCATGTGAGCCTCACCTCCCGGTGCGACGGCGTCCCCGGGAAGGCGAACAGGCCGGAGGTAATGACGGACTGCACCCGCCCCGACGGGGTGATCAGGCGGGACTCCGGCGGGCACTCCTGCGTGGGGAAGAGCCAGACCTTCGCCGACGAGACGACCTCCTCGCCCTGCGCATTGCGGACGGTCTTGATCTCGTCCTCGACGTACGCCCGTGCGGTGACCGGGGCCGCGTAGGTGGGCCCATACGCGGTGTCCCCGATGTATGCCTCGATCGTCACGGTGTGCGGCAGCATCCACCCCGGGATCACGACTGCACCGCCCCCAGCCGGAAGATGTCCGGCGTAAGGTCCGGCGCTTGCAGCGCGTCCCACACCGCGGGAGCGACCTGCCGGCCCGGGGAATCTGCCCCGGACACGGAGGTCACTGACCGAGACAGCTTGGCCGAGCCGATCTCCGCACTGCCGTATCCGGCCATGAACGCGCCAGTGACGTCGCCGACCTCGACGCCCCACTGCACCTGTGCCGAGACGGCGTTGGCAAAAGCGGCGGCAACGGTCGCATGCGAGGGCAGGCCCACATCGTCGACGTCGTACCCGCAGTACCGGAACGCGTGCCGGCCAAGGAACTCGCTCGCGCGAGCCAGCCGGTACTCGATGTCGGCAGGGGCGGCGCTGCAGGTGTAGCCCTCGTACTGCTCGGCGGTGGCGTAGATATGGGCCATGGCCGCCTCCGGTCAGGTCGAGTTGCCGACGATGATCACGTCGTACGTGACGGAGGTCGAACCCGCGCTGTTGGCCACCTTGATCAGGTCGGCGGTTGTCGCGGTGACGACCATGCCGGTTGCGTCGGCCGAACCGACGAAGGCCGCGAAGGCCATGCCGGGCCGCAAAGTGATCGTGCCAGCGGCATTGAGCAGACCAACGAAGTCAGCGCTGGCGTTCGCGCCGATGATCACGTTGTTGGTGTTCGCGGCCGCCGCCTTGACGATGATTGCCTTGACCCGGGCGAACGCCTGCGTCGCCCCGAAGGCGTCCGTCAGGCTGCCCGCCAGATCGAGGGTCTCCGTCGCTGACGCGGCAAGAGTCCGCTGGTCGTGGAACACGCGGTCGGCCATACCGGCCCCGGCCCCGGATTCCAGGTGCACCCCGTACTGCTTGAGCAGAACGTCGACGGGTGACGACAGGTCCGTCGTCCCCGTGTTCCTGACGCTGACGCTGACGCCAACGTCCGTGGTCACAGCCATTCCGGCCCCTCCTCGGGCTCTTCGGCCACCTCGCCGGCGGCGTCGTCGTCGGGCTCCGGCTCCGCCGCCGGTTCCGGCTCTGTCTGGTCGAGTCGCTCCACCCGGTATCCGGGCGCCGCCTCGAACCAGGCCAGGGCCTTCGCGTCGCGGACCGCGTCCGTGATGAGTCCGTGCCCGTTGGCAAAGCCGACGCCCATCACGCCGCCGGACACCGGGCCCGGCGCGGTGACCGCGTACCGGACGGGCGGCGCCGGCGGCGGCGCGGGCGGGCTCTGCGGCTCTTCGGGAGCCATGTCGTTCACCTCAGGTGATGACGACGCGCGGCACGAACCGCTTCGCGGTCGGCGTCGCGATGGTCGCCGGGGCCGTCGCAGCGAGCGCCGACCCGGAGGTGACGGCCAGGTTCCGCTCGCCGGTCGCGATGGCCGGAGCCACGACGGAGCCGAGGAGCGTGCACACAGAGGTGGCGTCGACCATGACCGACGCCCAGTAGATCCCGGACGTCGTGATCCGCTGCGCGGTCGCCAGGGGCAGGGTGATGGTGGTGTTCGCCGCCCAGGCTGCATCGACCTGGTCGGCGGCCTGCGCGAGCAGCGCCGGTGTGGCGGCGTTGGAGTACAGGGCGAACCACCAGTGTGCCGGCGTGCCGACCGCGGTGTTGCCGGAGGTGAACGACAGGTTCGTCACCAGGTCGCCGGCGCGCAGGTGCACGGCCACCGACGTCATGACGGCGTCGGCGAGGGACACGTGGTTGGTGTCGCCCGCGGAGTCGGTCAGGCCGGTCCGGGGAAGGTTGGAGCGGTAGAAGGTGTCCGGCGACAGGGGGTCGGCGGCGTTGGCGTAGGACAGGTAGTCGCGCACGTTGCGGGAGTATCCGCCGAGCTGCTCACTCACTGGGCTGGCCCTTCTTGAGGATGGTGGCGCGGGCCTGGCCCGCTGCTTCGGCGGCGAGCACACG